AAGATATGACTGACGAGCAGAAAACTATTATTAATCATATTAATGATTTAGATAGAAAGATTGGCACAAGCCAGTTTAACCTCGACCAGCTTATGTTCGGTAAGTCAGCTTTTTTAAACGCACTAAACGAATCGCTAGAAGTAGAAGCAGCATAATGTCTGACAGACTTCGTAACAACCTGATAGCTGGGTTAATAGTTACAGCGTTTTGGATAGTGTTTGTATTGCCAGTAATGGCAGATAACGACCCTATAGTTACGGAGTCTACATCAACAGTTACAACAAATGGTAATCAGACAACCAAGGTAGAAAGCCCACCGCCAAGTGCAATAGCACCTCAGTTTGGTAGTGGAAACAATAGTGATTTATGTACGATTAGTTCTAGTGGTTCAGTACAGACACAGATACTTGGACTCTCAGTAGGTACAACGTACACAGAAGAAAACTGCCTAAGACTAAAGAAAGCACAGAAGCTGTATATGTTTGGAATGAAAGTAGCAGCAGTTAGTGTGATGTGTCAAGACCCAGATGTATGGGAAGCAATGATGTCAGCTGGGACTCCGTGCCCCATAGATGGGCTCATAGGACAGCAAGCTAAAGATGCTTGGGCGGTTAAGACAGACCAAATACCAATGCCACCGGAGGAAGATGAAATTACTGCACAAGAAAAACGTGATAAGGCTCTTAGCATTATGGGCACTGTTGCAGCAGCCTTCATATTCTTCTAGTTATATCTTTGGATATACAGGCAATGCTGCTTTAGATAGCCTGTCTTGGACAATGACTACTCCAATATTAGGAGTTAGTGTTGAAGAAGGACTAGACATAAGCGGAGTAATATATAATTACACAGCTGTTAAAGAAGTAGAAGATGACTTTACAGTTACAATACAAAATGAAAATGTAGATGGTGGTTACATATTTCAAGAAACAGATGATTGGTCAGGTAAACACGGTATGCGAATACAGAAAGTCATACCCCTACCTTATACACCTATAGAAGAATTTGGTGATGGAAGTATAGCTACAACTGGAACAGGTAGCGTAGAAGATGCAAGTGTTCTTTATATGTACAGGTTTGATGGTTGTCGTAATCCACAGAACGACAAAAGCTGTCCGGGTTATGTAGAGCCAATGCCTGTAATACCTAAGATAGAAATATATGACGCACTAGATGATGACGCAGTTATAGATGCTACTGAAAAAACTGATAGTGATTTATATGAGAAAGAAGAAGAGGAAGAAAGAAAAGAAGAAGATGAAGAGGAAGATGAGAACCGTTTAGAACTAGCAATGGCTGCATCCGAAAATGCTTTAACTATAGCTAACTCAGTATCTCAATCAGTTCTTTTACAAACAATAAATAACGCTACTAATGTAAACACTTATTATGCAGCGAAAGTTCCCGGAGGAATATACAGGGAATCTATTTCATTGGACGGAGGAGAGGTGGTTGATAATAGAAAAGCATTAAGAAGTTTAGCTCAAGACAACTTACATAATCAAATGATAGAGGAACAATACAAATGAAAAAATTATTAATAACATCTTTGGTACTTGCCTTAGCCGGTTGTTCATTACTTATGCCTAAAAAAGTAGAAGCTAACACAAATATTAATGGCACAGTAGAATCAAGATGTACAGTCAATACTGATACAGTTGGTTACTACGGAAACCCCAACGCATATACACTAACTACATTACCTGCTAGTGCTGGTCAAGTTCCTATTGTGCGTATTGATTCGTCACTAGCCAATGCTTACAAAGCTCAAATAAGTTACCCTACATCTTTTAGTTCAAGTCCAAGTTTAAGTGACACCGTTGTATGGACAGGAGCAGTAGCAGTAGCACAGACATCATCTACAGATATGAGTGGTTATCAAGCAGCAAGTACAACAGCAGATGGTGGTGCAATGCGAATTTATCCTCTTACTATAGCAGGAACAACTTGGTTTAGTGTTTCTTCACAAGCTACCTATGGTGGTGGACAGCAAAAAGCATTCCCGGGTGGTTCATATACAGCAGTAGTAGTAGCTGAATGTGTCGCTCAGTAATACTGTGCTTACTACTATGTGGTAATGTAGTAGCACATGAAATGACACCCACTTACCCTAAGTGGCAAATGTCAGAAATAGAAGGAATAAAGAAAACCACAATGGAAATGTTTAATAAAAGAGCAGATGTCCAGTGGTATCAGATAGGAATATTTGATAAAGAGTGGGAATCCATTCCTTTTGTAACTAGGTATAAAATATTAAATATAGATTACTTGAGTCATGTAAAGTTTGATGTTTATATAAACGAATCAAACTCAAAGAAAGCTGAATACATTTGCTCAACATCTAAGCTTAGAGGAAATAATAGTAGTAAACCTATTGTAGAATCTAAGATATGTTCGAGGTTTAAGTGAGTTGGTTACGGTATGTTTTATTGTTGTTATGTACACAAGCTATAGCAGACAGTACCTCAATAAACTTTTCTTTACCTAGTGCAAATATAAATAGCGGTACAGACAGCATAAGAGCTGGTGAATTAGATTGTAAAAATAGTATTGGTGGTTCAACAAACTTTGAACTTGGAATGACAGGAGTAATTAACAACGCAGTTACTCCGCTTATAGGCAAAGAAGGTAAAGACCCACAAAGTAAAGACATTGGAGTATACGCTAGAATTATTATTCCTTTAGATGGACCCAGTGAAAGAATTAACTGTAATACATTGTATCAGTTAGAGTTACAAAGAAGAAGATTAGAAGTAGAAAGACTAAGACAAGAAATAGAATATTTAAAACAGATGCAAAACAATAATGACTTTGACAACTGATGGCAGACCTAGAAGAATTAGTAAGCAAAGGCGAAGGCATAAAAGATAAAAAGCTCAAGCTGTTTGGTCTGCGTGTAAGTGGTACAAGTATAGTCGCAGCATTTGCGTTTATTTCAACGATTGTTGGTACCCTGTACGGTGGGTTCCTTATGTATCAGAAAGTCGAAGGAATCGCAAATTTGGACCTTGGAGCTATAGAGTCACAAATGAAAAAGACTTCTTCTGATGTATTAAGAATTGAAGAGCATGCTAACGCTATAAAAATAGAACTAAAAAAAGACATGACTGATTTAAGAAATAGTCAATGGAATTTAGAATCAAAGGTAGACGGTAAGCTACAGTCAGTTGACACTAAACTTACTAATTATGATGACAAACTAGACAGGTTTGAAATCAAAGTAGATAAAACAAAACAAGACTTAAACAAAAGAATACAAGAGTCTTTAGATAACCCACTAGCAAACTAGGAGCAGATTATGATGAAGAAGAAAAAAGGTAAAGGTAAAGGCGGTAAAGGAAGAAAAGGTTACTAATATGAAAGGTGTAAAACATTATAAAAAAGACGGTAGTGTTCATAAAGGTGGTATGCACAAAATGAAAGATGGTACTTTACATTCTGGAAAAACACATACTGCTTCCAGTACAAAATTGTTTCATTATGGCGAGCTTAGTAAAAAAGCAAAAGCTAAAGCTAAAACATCTTGGAGTAGATAATGTCGGTAACATACAGAGGTGAAACTTTTGCAGGGTATAACAAGCCTAAGCGTTCATCTAAAGGTAAGAAATCTCATGTAGTTCTTATCAAAGATAACGGTAAAGACCGTATGATTAGGTTTGGTGAAAAAGGAGCTTCTACCGCAGGTAAACCTAAAGCTGGTGAGTCTGCTGCAATGAAAGCTAAACGTAAATCATTTAAAGCTAGGCACGCTAAGAACATAGCTAAAGGTAAAACCAGTGCAGCATACTGGGCAAACAAGGTGAAATGGTAATGGCAAAACGAGGACTGTACGCAAACATTAATGCTAGGAAAAAAGCTGGCACAAGTAGAAGTAAAAAGAAATCTACTATCAGCAAGAAAGCCTATGCTAATATGAAGAAAGGATTTAAAAAGAAATGAGTGATGAGCTTAGTAGAATGCAATTACAATTAGACAAACACTCTGGACAAATAGCAAAGCTGTTTAGCAAGATTGATGACACTAATTTATGTATACAAAAAATTAACACTTCACTACTTCAAATTAAGTGGGGTGTGTTTGGTGCATTTGCTTGGTACATTATAGGACAAGTAGGGATTATAGAGGCAATGAGGTTAGCAATATGATAGCATTATTAACAAACGTAGCACCAATAGCTTTAGGTTTTGTAGCTAAGTTGTTTGCTTTAAAGAGTCAAGCAGCAGCAGAAAATCAAAAGTTAATGATACAGAATTTGCAAGCACGCAATGATTCTATTAACCAAGCAAGGGACAGAGCAGACAAAGAAAGTCCTATGGCTGCCCTTAATAGACGAGTAATTATATTTGTTATATTAGCACTTATAATATTTACACAAGTAGCTCCAGTATTTTTTAATGTGCCTACAGTAATACCTAATACTATAGAAGGCTTTAATTTTCTTGGTATTCAGTTTACACCAGATGTAGTAGAATACATACAAATACAAGCTGGTTCAGTATTAAAGATGGATGAAATCTTTGGGTGGGCAACAATGATTATAGAATTTTATTTTGGTGCACAATTAGCCAAGGGGAAGTAGATGACATATAGACAAATTATTAATTCAGTGTTACGTAGATTAAGAGAAGATACTATTGCTGGTGACTGGTCAGGAGATTTAATAGATTCTACTACTGCATCAGACTATCAAATATTAATTGGTGACTTTGTTAATGAAGTTAAAAGAGAAGTAGAAGATGCTTGGGACTGGACATCACTAAGACGTGTAGAAACAGTAGCTACTGTAG